GTTTGCTCAAGCACTCTCACCACCTTTACCGCCTTTCAGCCACTCATTCTGGGCCTTGGCTTGGTCTGTATCTTCCAAGTACCGGACACAAGCAAAAACCGACGCATCAAACAAGTCAATACGCCGGTTTTCACCGATTTTTTCGTAATAAATCAAGTCGTCTGTCTTTTCAATGCCGTGGACGTTTTGAACGCAATACTCGTATGCCTCACTGTGCAAGTAATAAAGCTTCCCGAGTTTCGCCTTCTGCTCAATTCGCCGGAAGCCCATCGACTTGCGCCAAAAATATTGCGGTTCATCAATGATCTTAAATCCAGCTTTTTTAGCACCACGGAAAAAGTCGTGTGAAAATTTCCGGTCAAAACCAATTTGTTTAATCCGGAAGCCCATTTGACGCATCTTTTTAAACCATTCCACTACCTCAGAGATATTAGTGACGGCGCTATTTGTCATAGTAAGCCAACCGTCATCCTTCCAGCCGAAAAGTGGAATACCGTCCTCTTCGGCTTTGACAGCTGCAGCCACAATAGGAAACCAAGCATGAGTAATGATAATGGCCACATCGTTGTATTCCCCATAAAGTGCTGCTGCCGTCAAATCATGAAGTTTTGCCAGGTCAGCGCCACCGTACCAGCTGATCGGTAACCGGGCCAATTCCTCTAGCGTCCAGTTGTATTTTCGATCAGACAGCCGAAATTCGTGAATATCAAAATAAGCATTCATGGCAGCGGTGTAGATATTAAGTGACTTGGCTAAAAAGTCCTTCCGCTGCTGGGGGTCATTTTGGGCCTGTAATGCATCGTTCATAATGTCTTCCGGCCGGATAGTCACGCCATAACTTGGATTAGCCTTCTCATGCTGGATAGGATTGGTGTAATCAACATTTCCCCTTTCATCCTCATCGGCCTTAGCAATAAAAATAAAATACTGCTCGTCTTTCACCACCCCGTCCAACACTTTCTTGCAGTACTGCAAGCGCTGGTAACAAAAACTGCTCATGTCGTCACCGGCCGTGGTGATACCGATCATGAGCTTGTTAGTATAAGCTTTCATGGCTTCTTTGATAATGTTGTACTGTTTCGGCGATTTGTAGGCATGAATTTCATCAGCAATTGCGATATTACAGTTAAGACTATCCTGCCGGTCCGGGTTTGCGGCCAGCGCTTCAATGTAAATCGAACCATCCCCCAGGTCACCGGTGATAGAATGCTCTTGATTGTTGTTCAAAATCCGGAAATTCTCGGCTTCACCCATGTGGTTCAGATTAAACAAGATAAAATCAAACGCTTGTCGGGACTGCTTCAGAGCTGCGGCCACAATATAGATAGCGGCTCCCGACTTCCGACTGAGCAAAGCTAGCGCCCACGCCAGTGCGGCTACAAACCTTGTCTTGCCGTTTTTTCTTGGAACATAGATGAATGCTTCTTTGTACCTGCGCTCATTAGTGCCGGTTTTCCAAAAACCTAACAGGTTGTAAATAATAAATTTCTGCCACGGCTGGAGAAGAAAAGGTGTTCCCCGGAGGGGTATTCCGTCCAGCGCCTCGCCTTTGTCATGGATAAAGGTGCGCTCGATAATCTGGATGACGAATTCGGGGTCCTTTGTTCTCAATTCATATGCTGGATTGTCCAGGTCATCCAGAAACCTTTGGCATGCTTGAACAATCTCTTTCCCAGCTACTTTCCTACCCTCGACAATGCTCCTGGCGTACTCCAAGACAACGTCGAGGTTTTTCGCATTACTCAAGTTGCCTCAGTGCTGCCGCCAGCACCGACTGTTTTTTATTCTCGACGGTAATCCCGTCAATGGTCTTAGGATTAAGGCAGAGTCTGTCTGCGTACGCCAGTATGTCTTTGCGGAGGGATTCCAATGTAGCCACAATCGGAGCCTTTTTAGTTCCACCTTGAGCCGTCTCCACTTCATACTGGTACCCACTTTCGGCGAACTTCTTAGTCAGGATGGTGTACTGCTCCCGGAGCTCAGCATAGATTTCGATGAGCGGATCGTACTCCGGCTTGTACACTCCGAGTGACTTCATGAGCTGGATGGTCTCTTTTTTGATACCTGCTTTTGTCCTTGCGGCCACCCCTCCTCACCTCCCAAAATTTTTTGTGAAAGCCCGCTCTATTGGAAAAGGTTCCCCCGGCCCGGTCCCCAGAGGCCTGGGCTGCCAACCTCAAGGGAGGGGGGATACCCTCTCAGCCCAGCGCTTGCCAACTTCTGACAGTCCGCCGGTATTCCTATCATGCATCTTGTTGTGGCAAGCCTCGCACAAGCTGATTAGGTTCCTGCTGGCCAACGCTAAATCCGGCCGCTGGTCAATGGGTATGATATGATGAACCGTTGTTGCCGGCGTGGACTTCCCATACCGCCGACACTCCTGGCACATATATTCATCCCGGCGCAGAACATTTTCACGTTTACTTTCCCATTTAGCTGTCTTATAAAAATTCATCCCTCTCCCGCCTCGCCGCATCTCGAGTGTGCTTTTTCCTGCAAATAAATAACCCGCCTCCTCCGGCGGGCCTTTTGGAAGCTCTTTCCAGCATCAACCAAAAAGTAAAGAGCCCGAAGGCTCTTAATCTGGCAGGTTATTGATAGCATACCTGGCTTGATCCTCTGTGAATTTTTCCCCGTATTCAGAAGTCAATTGCTCAAACAGTTCTTTATCTGACATGGGCATGATTTCTAAATAAGTCATGGCCGCTTCTAAGGCTTCTTGATACCAGTCCACCTTGACGTTTTCGATGGCATACCGGGCAGCATCTTCAGGATACCCTTCACCGTACTCAGATGTAAGTTGCTCAAACAAGCCACGCTCGGAAAACGGCATTATATCGACATATTGTTGTGCAGCCCTAAGAGCATTTCTATATTCACGCGGAACGTTATCTTGGGCGTCTTGGTTTGTTACCTGGCTAGCTGGCGTTACTGTTTCGCTATTGGTAGCAACATCGTCCGATTGTGTTGGTTCACTTGCTTGCTCTTTTGAAGTGCTGCTACTTCCCTGACAACCAACAAGGATAACCGCTAACACGATCACAGCAACCAGGAGCCACCAGTTCTTCTTTAAATTCTTGTTCATGCAAATCCCTCCTTTTTGCCAATACTATTCGGCACAAAGAGAGACATTCCTTGACCAAAATTCCGACACCTTACGACATTAACACAGCCGCCCCCACCCTGGCATTCGCTGTGTACAACCCTCCGGCTAACCGGCTCTGCCCTGCTTATCTATTAATCAGCTATGATATACTCAATATCATTCGGATCGCTGATCACGAACACATCTCCATTTGGTCTGTAGCAATTGAAAAATACCACTTCTGGGAAATCTGGATATGTTTCTATCTCAATTCGTATAACTTTTTCTGTTACCCACTTGGATCTATCACAATTAAGATATTTAATTTTCATTCTATCCCTCCAAAGACAAAAGCCGCCCTCCCGGACGGCCTCCCGACACTTCTTGCATCATAGCAAATTATACCACAGACCCGTCACGAAAACGGCCAAAAAACCGTCAAAAATCCGTCAAGTTGGTGAAACGGACGGCACCCCTCCAGCCCAGCATTATCAATGCTTCCGGGGTTTGCAGATCCGTCAATTTTCCGTCAAGAACCCTACTCAAAAAATCGGGCAAATTCCGCCAGGTCGGAAGGGGAAACTTGTTGGAGATACTGCCCCACAACAGCCCGGACTTCGGCAAGTCTCCGGCCAACGGTTTCCTCGCTTATATAAAGCCGGCGACTGATTTGCTTATAGGTCATGTGCGCCCTGTACTTCATCCGGTACACCTTGCGCTGCTCCGGGTGTAGAGCCTTTATCCCCCGGGCAGCGGCATCCAAAACCGAAGAAAGGGCCGCTCGTTTTATCGCCACTTTTTCCACCCCGCTGACCGGGTCCCTCGTGTTTTGCCTGCTGAGCACAACCACCGAGGTTGAGGTTCGCGGTTCAATGGCCTCTATCTGGTCCCGCAACACCGGCATATTGTAAAGTATCCAGTCCACCATTTTGGGCGTGATGTTGGGGACAGGTTCGGCTTGCTGTGTCCTCATCCGATCACCCTCCCCGGGTAGATCTGCCGAAGAGCGCCCCTAATCCGCTTCCATCGGTCGTGCCGCATTAGGGCTACGATGTCGGCGTAGGTTAGGTCGTCTTCCTTTACCGGCTGCTGCTCTATCAGCAACCCAGCCTGCCGGAGCATAACCAGCACCTCAGGCTGGGTGAGGAGAATATATTCGTAAATGGTCACCGTACCTACCCCCTTGAGCCACTCGATCTATACCGCATAATAGCTTTCCCTATAACCTCCGCTACCTGGGGCACTACGGCGTTACCTAGCGCCCCAATTCTGTCCACATAATGGGGAACCCCATTACGATTTCGTGCAATTGCGGACTTGGATAGCAAGGTGACCCACGTAATTCTTTCAAGAGGCGCGGAAGGGAAGAAACCTGACAACCTGCACCTTTCCAATCCCGAGCCTGGAGGGTGGGCAAAGATAAAGACCCGCTCTCGCAGGTGGGCAGCTCCCACGGCCTTAGCCGGAAACACAAACCACTCCGCATCATACCCCATTTCGGCCAAGTCCCCGAGAACGTCTCCCATTTCCCGAACAAGCAAGCCTGGGACATTTTCCACGAGGACGTATTGAGGTCGTACCACGCGAATGATACGGGCGAATTCAGGCCAAAGCCAGCGTTCGTCTTTTTGCCCTTTTCTTTTTCCAGCAACGCTAACTGGCTGGCAGGGGAAGCCTCCCGCAATAAGGTCAACGGGTTCAAGTTCATCACCCCTTATTTGCCGTATGTCGCCGTACTTAGGTACATGGGGCCAGTGCTTCTCCAACACCTGTCGGCAGAACGGGTCTATTTCAACCTGCCAGGCTATTTTCATCCCCGCCCGTTCCAGGCCCAAGTCCATACCACCGATACCACTGAACAAACTCCCGACCCGCATTTCTCCTCTCCCTATTGCACTTATCCCTATTGCACGTAATAAACATTATCCGTAATATGGATCGCCGCTTATGCGCCGAACCCTAATCTCTTCCCCCGGGCCTCCCGATATCACTATCAACCCAGGCTCCCAACTCCTAAACCGCGGTATTTTTCTTCCCATCTGCCGGATGCAATCCCTGCCCCATTTAACCCGGCACCGCGGGTAATCCCGGCAGTTAGTCATGAGGCACTGTCTGACGCGCTCCTTTTCCCTGTTCACTCCTCCCCGCCTCCTCGAAAAATAACCTGTCCACTATAGCCAGGTAGTCCAGGACGATCCCGCCCCCTCGACGAACCTCCCATTCGTGCTGCATTTGCTTCACAGATATAGATGCAGGGCCATGCTCATATCGCCACCCCAGGAGGCCTTCCCACCATACCTCCCAGGGCACCACAAAGAACCGTTGCATCCCGAACCCTACCAAGATAAACCCGATGCCGCCATCCCGGGTCCAGTCCTCAAGAAACTGGGCCTGGTGGTCATCTACCCGGTCCCATCTGATGCGATCCCTGGAACAATGTTTCGCGTCGAACGCCAGCGGCCGCCCGCGATAAACCCCCAGGAAATCTACCGCGGCCTTTTCTTCCACCTTGGCGTTTACTACCCGGCCCCGGCTATCCCGGAGGGGTATCCATGCGGTGGGCACTTTGTGGATTACCGCCCGGCGTTGCGCTCGGTACTGGTGGTTGGCCATGATGATCAGTTCCTCAAGCGGTCGGCCCCGGTTGGCCTGGGCGCTAATCATTGTTCTCACCGAATTGGCAAGGAGGATGCCATGATCTGTGGCCCTCGGCCATATCGATAAAATACCAAACACCGTCCTGCCCTTTGGCGAAGTCTACGCTCCAATACCCCGGTAACCTTCGCCCTATTATGGCCGCATATCCGGACAGCAGCGCAACCTCATCTTCCGGCTCTGTATTCAGCTCCCTCAATAAATCCCGCCAACCGGCCGGTTCCTGGCCTCGAGGAAAACGTATCGCATCCTCCGGCCAGTAGGGGTGATGGCATATAATCTGACCATCCCGCACGAAATACCTGCGCTCTCTAGCCACCGGCATCTCGCCGTAGAAAGCCTTAAACGGCGCCTCCAGAGGGATGTATTTCCGTAGGACGATAGCCTCATATGGCAGTCCTAAAAAACCAGCGCACTCGTTCCATTCGATAAGGTTGTAGAGGTTCTGAACAAGGCTTATTTCATCCCGCACGAAGCATGTATTTTGCCACTCGTGTTTACCACTCGCCTGGTCGGTACGCATAAATACCGGGTAACCCAATTGCCCGGCGGCCTCCCATAAGCGGTCTTTTAAGATAATAGGCAACGGCTCGCCATCCAGACATTTTGCTAATATCGCATACCCTGCATTAATGATAATTGTTTTCGGCATCGGAATTTCTGCCTGCAGTTCCTTCACTTTCGGCCACCAGTAGAGCATGCTGTTTTTATCCAAAGCTTGACACCACCTTGTTAACTCGCTTCTTGAATAATTCCTTCTCTCTTCGCCAGTCTGATTAACGCGTCATATCGCTTCTCGGCCGCCGTAAGTTTATATGCCGCTGCTTCCACAAACTCCGGTTCGGCCATTCCGAACTCTTGCTGTGCCCTTCGCCATTCGTCGAGGGCTTCTCTCAACTCTCTGACTGTCACCGCCATAGAGTTGTCTCCCCCTTTCTCTGAGGTACTCCAGGACCTCTTCGAGATTTTTGAACCAGGCGGTAGCATGGTATTTAAGCCAGTGGCTCCCGGTATTAGCCCGGCCCCAAAGGATGATCTCCTTCTTTCTCTCCCAGGCATACCGGATTTCCATAGCCGTCCCGATGTAGGCCCTGTTTTCATGGTCCATCTCTACCAGGAGGATGTCGGCCTGGCTGATATCTCGAAGGTCCCGTTCCACAATATCCTTTGAGTCTGTATCCGTTGGTTTCCGGCCTCTGACCGGGTTAAGTACATAGTAGCCGGCCGCTTCCAATACCCCTGCCGCATATAAGCGCCACTCGGTAACCACCTCCCAGGAGTCGTGGCCGTTAACGCTGCCGGCAAGGTAAACGGCCAACTTCGGTTTATACCCCCAACACTGCCCGGTCCGCCACATGTATTCCGGATCGGTGAACGCCTGGCACCGATTGGCCCTTTTATCGGCTTTTAGACATCTCTGGCATTTATCGATTAAGCCCGCTTTAGCCATTGGCCCGCCCTCCCGGGATTACCCGCAGGCAGCGTTCCGTGCGGTACGGCTCCAGCCGGAAGGTTTCCGGCAGCCTGACCTCCAGCCCCAAAACTCGGCCGATGACCTCTGTAAATCCCATGGCCTCCTCGTCGTCGAGATCGTACTTCTCGGCGATATACTCCCATCCCAAGGGCGGCCCGCCTATGGGCAAGAAATATGTTTTTCTGGTCAGGTTAAGCAGGGTCACCATGGCATAACCACCGCTCCAGATCCAGCCGTCCTTCCGGACCCTGTTTTCTACCCTGGGGATCATGGTCACTGAAAACACGTATTCGGTATTCCTGGCATGACCAACAAAGAATTCTGTCATGGATTTTGCCGGCTGCTGGGTTTTAAGCACCCGCTTTTTCCTCCACCCCATCCCGGTCCCTCCTCCGCAATTCGTAACCGGCCCAGTAGTACCGCTCTTGGAATTCCCGCCGACGGCGCTCCTCCGTCTGGCGGGGCGTTTCTCTGGCAAGTAAGCCCTCAAAGAACACGATAGCAATCCCTCGTTCGTAGTCGATGCAAAAGTCATTAAACCCAGCAGCCTCCAGTCTCGCTGCTATATCATCCCAGGCAGACATCACTTAACCCTCCTCAACCTGCGGTCCGGGCCACCCAGTGTCCACATTTCGCAGAACCCTGCCAGTCTGCTAGCTATAGCAGGGCCAAAGTTATCTTGACCAAAACGTGCTTCAATTTCAGCAAGGTCAAAGTTCGAGGAGATGATTATAGATTTGTTGGTCCGAACCCTATAATCAATCACGTAATAAAACTTTTCCGGGCCCCAGTCTGTCCTGAAGCTTTCCTTGCCCAAGTCATCCCACAACAGGACAGGCACCTGGGTGTACCGCCTCAAAACTCTACTCTCGCTTTCCTGGCTGCCTTCGTCGTAGGCCGCCCGGAGCTGCATCAAGAAATCCACCGTGCGCCCATACAGGCAAGGTATACCCATCCGGCATAACCGGTGAGTCAGCGCATGGAGGGCATAAGACTTGCCAGTTCCGTTGCCCTGTGGATTGTCTCGGTCCTTCTTTGCCGCTATATAAATCCCGCCCCCGACGGATGGTTCCCATTCCATCAGGTAGCTGAAAAGTTCACGGTTATGTTCGTCGATGATTGCGTTCTCGAAAAGGTGGTTTAACTCAATACCCATAAGACCGCTTTTCTCGATAAGCTCCCGATATCGCACCTCCGAATAGCAGGAGCTGACGTCATATATCGTCCGGAGTGGCTCAGGCTCCAGCTGGCTTTCCTCGCGCTTGCCCATCTGGCAGTCCTCGCACTTTCGCCATGGATCATCTCGCCATGGACATTCCTTGGGCGATGTTATGGTTTTCGTTACTACTGGCGCCTTCGCCAGTATCTCTCGCCGACGGGCCATTTCCGCCTCCCAGCGGGCCATCTTGGCCTCCAGCGATTCGGCCTGTTCCTCCGTCTCTGACGAGGCCCGCAAACCGATTACTTTGCGGCTTTGTGTAGGCGGAAGGCCCTGAAGTATATCTTTGATGCTTTGCATTTGCATTCACCTCCGTTGCTGTGTATTCATCCTCCCACCCCTTCGCATTAAGCCATGTTGAGGGGTAAGGAATATATTGCCCACCGTCTTTTTGCCATTCAACCGAAGTCTTGGCCCGCTCTAGGCCGTCAAGTATGGCCTTGAAGAGCTGCTCGTCCGGTTTTATCTTGACCCAGGTTTTTTCGGCTTGACCTTTTGAGCGCTTCTTCGGATACTGCGCCCAGAACTCGTCGAAAAGCTGCTCCTGCCGTTTCGATTTGAACGGCGGTCTTGGCCCGCTTTTCGATGGCTTGTCCTCCAGTGTAGCAGTCACCTTTTCGGCCTCTACGCTTCCACCGGGGCTGGGGGCAGTGTATGCACGCGCGCCGTCAGGTGCGCATATATCTATATCTCCTGTTCCTGTTACTGTTCCTGTTCCTGGTTCCCGTAACCGTTCCGTTAACGGTTGAATAAACGGTTTATCTAACTGTTCCACAATGCTTAAAAAGTCCTTAAATAGAGGGGTTTGGGGAATTGTATCTAACTTCTCAAGTGCACTTTTTACCTGGTTGGGGTTCTCTAATGGGTTATACTTAAGGTAGTTCATCACGAGTACTACATGAGCTCGCTCGTCATATTTGACCCGACCCGTCTGCAACAGTTCTTGTAACCCTTTCTGGAACCGTTTTTCATCCCAGCCCAGGTCAAAGCAGGCATAAGGGGCAGGTAAAAAGTAAAATCCAAGGATATTACGGTGAGGAGATGTTAACAGATAGAGCATGAGATATCTCGCATCTGGCGAAACAGCACGCATTTTCTCATCTTGCCAGAATCTGCTTTCAACTCTTGTATACAAACACTCACCTCCTTGCCCGGACTTCTATTTCGTTTGCTATTCCTACAACCTGGGTACCACCTTGGTCACAAACATGATATATACGTATTGCCTAAATCCGCATTGCTGACATACAAACTCTCTAAAACCCTCTTTCGCGCCCTGCCCGGCTTCGATTTCCTGCTCTTGCCCACAGCTTTGGCAAACTACCCTGGTCGTCATTTGCTCACCTCCGGCATTTCATCCCACGTTCTGCCGTCCAGGAACCGGCCGGCGGCTTTTTTGCCGACACCCTTAAAATAAACATTGTAATTATGCAGAAAATATATTAAAATGTGCTTAAGTAAGAAATAGGGGTGTTTTATATGGGTGGAAAACCAGTTTATCCAATTCTTGAACAGCACCGTGAAGAGATTATTAATTCCTATCAAAACGGTGCGTCTATTGACGAACTCTCGTCTCGCTTCGGATGCTCGAATACTCCCATTCGACGCTTCTTGATGAACAACGGCGTGAAGCTGCGTCCTCCGGTTAGGCCCCTGGTATTGGCGAGAAACAAAGACCAAGTCCTTGCCATGTATGCTGAAGGGGCCAATACCCGGGAAATCGCTGATCGGTTTGGGGTTGACAGAAACACTGTGAGTCTCTTTCTTCATAAACATAATGCTAGGCGCAATACGCCACTGTCCCCTAGAACCTTTTTTATTGATAAAGATACCGACCGTGGCGTGCTGGCTGGCCTCCTTCTCGGTGAAGGAAGCATCATCATTAGGGGCAAGGGTGTTTCCATTCGCATCGTCAATCAAGATGCCGCCATTCTGGGCTGGCTTGCACAATTTGGTGGCAAATTGTATTGGTCTAAACCCCGCAAAAGATGCCCCAATCCTACTGGTATCTGGGATTTGTCTGGCGCTGTAGATGTTTATCACTGTCTCACCTCGCTTGAACCACTACTTGTTGGGAAAAAGAAATCATTAGCTCGTGCAGCACTTAAGGTGTTAAAGAACAATTACG